TCTTGTATCTTGTTAGATTTCACCGTATTGTCTAACACGAGACATTCATAGTTTTCTGTGCATGCATCCATCACTTTACAAAACATATCGAAGGAGGGGAATATACCAAAGAATGACTTGTACAACTTTTCTCTGTTCTGAATGATATTCTCCCTGAGGATAAACACATAGTCCACATTCGCTCGAAGGGCTGGGGGGAGATCCATGACATACTGCATCGTGAGCATGAAGAAGATCTTCCAGTGTCGACCATTCATAAAACATTGTCGAATACAGGTGTCTTTCAGAAACTTTGAATCGTACATACAGTCATCTAGAAGCATGAAGGCTCCACAATTTGCCTTTCCTGCACCCACCAACTTACGCTGTCTCGCCATCACTCGTTCAATGGCGTCTCTGTCGTAGTCACCATAAATGAACAGGTCGGGAATAAACTCAGAATAGAAATGGTTACCCTCTTCAGTCCCTGAAAGAACTATACCTGCTGGGAGATGTTTCTTGTGATACATGATATCCTTCACAAGGGTTGATTTACCCGTATTACGCTTACCAATAAATACAATGACCTTATCATCCGCAATTGATTCAGGTTTGAATTTTCTCAGCTGAAGATTCATTCTACTCTAGTGGCTCGTTTTATTTACCAAAATTTTACTCATATAGAGTAGGAATGGCTGGTCGTCTGAGACTCGCCGCCACTGGAGTCCAAGACCAATGGCTCACAGGTGAACCACAATTTTCATATTTCTTGTCAAAATTCAAGAGACATACGAAGTTTGCATTCGACTTTGTGGAAAGTCAGTTTGATAGACAAATCGATTTTGGAAAGATTGTAACTTGTAATATTCCAAATGATAAAGGTGATCTCGTCAGCAACTTTACACTTAAAGTCACATTACAAGATCCCACCCCCGATGCGGGTGGACAAAATACGACTATATGGTGTCCTTCTGTGATTACCCATCTTATCGAGCACGCAGAACTTCTCATCGGTGGTCAACCTATTGAAAAGATCACAGGCGAATACATTTATATGCACCAACAACTTCACAATACGAATGATGACATAGAACAAACTCTTTACTTTTTGAATGGTCATGGAAATATACTTAGTTATCAGTCTGGTACACCATACACATATTTCATAGATCTCCCATTCTATTTCTATAGAAATCCATCCTTGGCTATACCGACTTGTGCTCTCACAAAACAACCTGTCGAAGTGAGAATCAAACTCAGACCCCTCGCAGATCTCATATTTGGGGGTGCTCCGTCTGGTGTTATCAGTTCGATCGAGAAGTTTTCGATCGATACAGAGTTTGTGTATGTGACACCCGATGAGAAAAACTTTTTAATGTCTCGCCCACTTGATTATGTCATCACACAGGTTCAACTTGCTCAATTCAAAATGAAAGCTGGTGAAAATGAAAAGTCTGTGATGCTCAACTTTTCACATCCAGTCAAAGAACTCTACTTCGTTTCACAATCTGAAGAATCGGTTCAAAACAATTACCCAAATGAATATAATACCATAACGACTGCTGAGTTGAGATTCAATAATGAGGTTGTTTTCAAAAGAGATTCAAAGTTCTTGGTGTACGAACAATCGCTCAAGCATCATGTAAACTGTCCACTCGCAGCCGAAACTACACCAGGAGCACCTTTTAATAGTTCTCAATATAGATTTGGACCCGCAAAGTTTGGTATGTACTCATTTGCCTTGAAACCCGAATCACCCCACCCAACTGGTCAAGTGAACATGAGTAGGATTTCACACAAACTTTTCACGATTAAGATAGATCCTATAAATCAGGTGGATGACAATAATACGAGAGTATACGCAATTAACTATAATGTTTTACGTGTCGAAAGTGGTTTAGCGGGATTAAAATTTTAGATAGATATAGTAGTAATGGCTGGACAAGTTCAACTTGCTGCCTCTGGACCCCAAGAGCAGTTTTTTACATTGAATCCAGACTACAGTTATTTTGTAGAAAGTTTCAAGAAACATTCAAACTTTTCTACACAGTACGTTGATGTGGATCCAGATAATCAAGTAAATATTGGAAGTAAAGTTAGGTTTAAGATTCCACAAAATCAAGGCGATCTTTTGAAGACACTCAGTGTGAAGTTCACTCTCCCAGCTTTGAGTAGTAGTATGGTGTACATCGAATCTGTTGGTCATGCACTCATAGAATATGTGGACCTTATCATAGGTGGAAAGGTTGTACAGCGCCTTACCAGTGACTATCTACAGATATATTCTGAACATTATGTCACTCAAACGAAACAAAAGGCTCTCGAACAGTTGATTGGAAAATATCCATTGAGAACTTCAGATAAACTTGTTTCTCAAGTGAGTGGTAACGCTGGTATAATCATTCATAATACACTCGGTTTGGGTACAGATGAAGATTTTTTCGTTGATCTTCCATTTTATTTCCATCAACATCCAGAATTGGCGATACCTTTGTGTGCCATACAAAAACAGGAAGTTGAAGTTGAATTTAAATTAAGGAATGCTCAGGACATCGTGATCAAAGTCAATGGTAACTATGAAAAACTCGAACAGAATATAAACGTTTCAGATTTCAAATTGTGTACAGAGGTTGTCTATATCGATTGTGCCGAGAGAGTGAAAATACAAAACACCAAGAGGGATTATATAATTACACAGATTCAACAAAACTCTTTTGATGTTGGTGCAGGTGTGAATGAGGGTACATTCAAACTCGATTTTATTAATCCAGTCAAAGAGTTATACTTTGTTATTCAGAGACGGGGAACTACAGGGGATGGAGTTACACAGGGGAACTTTGTAACACCATTCGATTATGACAATCTGTACGCAGTCATAGATGATAAACTCATTCTCTATGAAAATCTTGACTACCTCACACTCACACTCGACGGACAGGACATTATTACACAGGATACAGGTAATGTCATATTTCTTAAAGCTATACAGGCAGCGATTCACCATTCTAAAACACAATTGATTCGAAGATTTTACTCCTACAGTTTTGCACTTCAACCAGAAGAGTGGTATCCAACGGGTCAGATTAATTTGAGTCTGATAAAAGAACAAATTCTCAAGTTGAACCTGACAAGTAGTCCCGATTTTGCACGTCAAATACGTGTATACGCAGAGAGTTATAACATTTTACGCGTAAGTGAGGGAATTACAGAAACACTTTTTAACGTTAAATATTAAAGATGAATATGCAAACGGGATTCGGTGATGGCAATGGGGATCAGATGGTGGAAGGATACGTTAATAGTATGATTGATATTATTCTACCAGTGATGGAAAGGAGTATGGTGTTGGCTGGCGTCTATTGCAAAGCTTGTGGAAGAGATACTATACTTCCAGAAGACATGGAATATGCGACTAAGTATTGTGCAATGTATACAGTTGGTCAAGATATTGGTACACTTTTTCCAGATCTTTACGACGATGAAGAGTCTGATGAAGAAGACGTCAGAGAGGTGGACCCAGAAGACTGTCCACCATTTGTGAGATACACAGGCGATGACGAACGAATTAATTTGATGAATCAAGCATATGATCATTGGGAATCTTGGGTTCCCCAAAATCCGACAGAACGGATGTTAAAAAATGCTATTAATAGTAATGAGCACCTCCGAGCCTGAAGCATGGTCATTCTCCGAAGATAAGTTTAAGAAGTATGAATCTGAGAACAGCTCTAGTGAAGATTCATCTGATGATGAACAACTCTTCTCAAAAACAAAAACAATTAAAACAAAAAAGTTTAAAAAAATGGTCAAAAGGGAGAAACTCTCATTCGAATAATTTTCTCAGGATAGTGTATAACATACAATGATGGATCAAGCCGTCGCAACCGTCAACCTCGTTACACAAGAACTTGAGACCCAATCGCTCAACGCGATTGTCGCGGGTTTCTCCTTCGCCGCCGCTATGTCCTGGATGGATCTCGTCCGATGGGTCATCAGCCAGGTCGTTAAGGTGCCTAAGAACGGTGGTACCCAGTACGCCCTCACCGCGATCCTCACCACCCTCCTCTCGATCGTCGTCTTTATGGTTGTGTCACGCGTGTCAACTCGTGTGTCTAAGCCTGCCCAACCCGTCTACGCGGTTACTCGGTAATTTCTTTTAGACTTTCCAGACATCAGCGCTATTACTATCAAACCGAAAACTAAAACTAACACGATACCGATATAGATTTTCCAATTATAAGGATCTTTCTCCACCTTCTCGGAGATGCTTATAGATGTTTTCTCTCCAACCTCCTCCTCCTCTATGGGAACTTTTGGGAGATTCTTTAATTTATCAGTGGAACACGTAACTTCAAACTTCAATATATGTTCTTGATTCATAAAATCATAAGGAATCAATCTTCCGTGACTCATATAGAAAAATTCAACATGAATGTCCTTGATGTATTTTAGGGGACCAGTGTGAAAATGATGTGTGAGAATGTCATCAGTGCCGCTAATGTTTATAAAGTCTGTACCATTCAATAAGATGTGACCTGTATAAAATGGTGTTGACGTGTATACACTTTGTGTAAATTCATCCGATCCACTCGAAAGTTTCAAAATGAGGGTATTGGGTCCCACAAGATTTACAGCACCCGAAGTCAATACATTACTCGTCGAATCATAATCATTTGAACCGAAACCGAGCACTTGATGAGGTGTTGTCACCACCGATGATTCTTTAAGGTATCCATTGTCTCCTGTATAAAATTCGAATGTGAAAGTGTTTGATGTACCAACATTTGAGAATGTTAATCTTTTTGTGTCTGTGTCAAAACTGACTTCACTAACATTTGAAACGGGTGGGGCGAGTTCCGCCTCAAGATGTGTAGCTAAATCACCACCAGTGGGGTAATCAGCATTCGTCAATGTAACAGTTTGTCCATCTACACTGAAAGTGTTGTTAGTTGCACACAAAGTCAATTGTGGTGTGGGAATACGAGCCGATACAAGTTTAATTTCAGAAACGTCATAGATTGGATTTTCTAGGGTAATGACATAGTTATTCGGGCTCGAGTACGTGTTAGAATAGGCGTCGATAATGTATGTATTACTTTCATCGTAATATGTGTTTGATGCGATTACATTAATTCCACGCTGACTACTATCAATAGAGAGGTTGTGTACCTTCATTAAAATATAGGGATAATATTTTAATGATTGTTTTCATTTACATATAAATTATTACTGGTAAAGACTGTGTGCAAGGGGGTTGTTCTGGAGTTGTCTCTTAGCCACATCCAAGTTTTGGGTGTTTGGATTCGCATTACCCTTATAGGCATTGAACTGATGGAAAGGTTTTTGTTGGTAGTTTTGGGTCCAAGCACCGTTGGCAGCACTCACACGACCATCGACACGAGTTGTGTCCGACCGAACCGTAGTGAGGACACCGCCCTGTTTGAGAGCCGACTCGCGAACGTTCATACGACCAGCGTTACCCATACGGTTAGGCTTGCCACGGCGATCTTCGGGGCGGAAACCATACTTCATGAGTTGTTCATTCGTCTTCGCAGTCACCTGAGCAGCAGCACTATTGGTGTACGCACCATGATGGCTATGAATACCTGGGGCGGGTCGGTTGTAATACTCATATTGCATATCGTTGCGATCAGTCTTGAATCGTGTAGGATCCTGGGACATTGTTTGAGCGGAAACGAATCGTTTAGCACCGTTATACCCTAAACCATCTTCACGGAGACCTGTCTCCGAGCGATTAGTGGTACGCTTGGTTTTTTCATGTTCTGTGCGAGGCACAACACCCGACATACCCTGAGCGCGACCAGGCATAGTGGGAAGCCTGGATGGAAGGTAAGCAGTTGTTTCAGGTTTGTTGTGTGTGAGCTCACCAACCTTAGCCGACCGACCACCAGTAACATCTTGGGCTGGACCAGTACGCCCTGGGAGAGTGGTCAACCTGTACGCACCAACATTTACTGGGTTGACCCTGAACATCTGCTGATGACCCCCAACAGCTGGAACATTGGCACCTACACCGAGACCTGGACCAACAAGTTGCTTCTCAACTGGGGAAAGATTGTTCATTCGACCAGTATCATACATACGGTTTCGCATGTTCAAGACTTCTTGACCACCACTTCTCTGTTGTTTAGAAATATCAGCAAAGCTGTCCATTTCTCGTTTACTGGAAACTTCCATTGTTGGTTCAAAATTTGTAGTTTCGACCATTCGAGGACTTTTTATAACAGGTACATCGTTATCAACCTTAGGTGGAACTGATTTAGTACTTAAGTTGCGTCCAGCGTACACGAGACCAGCTATAGCCATAAGTGAAATGGGATCAGCCATTCTTACTTCTTACTTACATTTTTATTAACATATCTTTTCTGAAACAAACCATTCTGGAGTTCGGCACGAGTGCTCGCGGGTTCATATCGAATCGTACGAAGGGGAGTCTTACACTCCATGTTGGACAATGGGAACAAATTTCGTTCATA